CTCGTCCTGGCCACCATCCGCAAACGTCTAGTCAAGGGTTCACTTGAGAAAAATTTCAAAATGTACCATGATGAAAAGTGGATAGCTGAGATTCTTTACCGTGGTTACTGCCGCGTCAATCGAGTAAATCCTGAAACTCAGTTACCGTTCGATGAAGATCTCTTTCTCTCGTGCATCTCTGAAAACGAGGTCGTTAAATTGACAAAGAAAACCATCAACACCCTCCTGAACAATGCGGGTCGAGGAGACCCAGATCGTCCCCTGGAACTCGTAGAGCACTTCATCAAATCGCAATTGAAAGGAAAGATGGAAGCTTTTATGGAACCAGTCAAGGCCGGGCAAACTCTGGCAACCTGTCATGACCTCATCATCGTTCTCCTAGGTGCACTCAACCGCTACATGCGCAGGCAAACGGCTTCTGAACGACCCGCCAACATTTTCGTTCATTGCGGCACCAACAATGAAGATCTTCGCGTGTGGACCCTACGTCATTGGAAAGATGTCCCAAGCGTGGTCAATGACTACACTGCTTATGATGCTTCTCAAAAAGGTGAAAGTGTCGCCTTTGCTGAACGTCGTCAAATCCGGTATTCGATCCCACCGGCCCTCACAAGTTTGTATGTCTGGTGGAAGTTGAGCGTCCGTTCTGACATCATAGGTCAAAAAGAGCTGAGTCGTGACACGGGTGAGCCGGGAACCTATGATGACAACTCTGACGTTAACCTGGCCGTCATTGGCACAGAGTATGACATCCCTGACAATGTTGGAATAGTCATCGGGGGGGACGACTCAGGCATCAATTGCGTTCCTGAGTACACTAAGCTGTGGCCGACTTTCTCTAGGCATTTGCGTCTTGTCGCCAAAACGTTGGTCACGAGTGAACCTCAGTTCTGCTCCTGGCGAATCACCTCAAAGGGTATTTTCAAAGACCCCATGTTGCTGTTGCTCAAGTTGGGATACCACATAGCCCTCGGCGATGAGGCAGACGTCGTTGAGTCTTATGCGCATGAAGTCAGTGAAGGTTACCGGTTGGGTGACGTCCTGACCGAATATTGCTCGTTTCAGGAATTGGCGGCGATGTCTTGCCTTCTTGACTACTTCCATCAACGTCTTCGGGGTACCCTGGTAGTGAAGCTGTTTTCTTCTGAATACACAAGTCTGTCCTTGGCCGCCCTCTTGAGCTCAGTCCTGCGCTGGCTGGCTTCTCCACCGGTCGGGTCCGGCCGCAAACAATTGAGAGGGATGGAGTCCTTGTCACTTCGACTGCGTCAACGACTGAACAGGGGTTTTTTGTCTTCCACTTTACCTCGTTAGTTTCTTTCGAACATGCAAACACCAGGCTCAAG